GGAGCTAGGGTGGGCGGGGTCAAAGTCGGACCTGATATAACAGGGAGTTACGCACTCTCCGTCATACCAGTCAGTCCCGCAAGATTCTCTGAACTTACCAGTCCAGAAACTCTTGCCACTGTTGACTTTGAGGGCTAGTGCAGTCAAAGACTGCACCAGTACCTGAACCGAATCAACAGGAACGATGATATCGTCCCCGTAGACCGTTACCTCTGACAGCACTTTCTTGATGTTCTCAACGGTAACTTGAAGACCTCTGACCCATAGGACAGAAGCGATCGAGATTCCGAAGAAAACAAAAGATTGTACTGGAAAGGTCAGAGCTGAGCCCATCATCGCAAACTTCTTAAGTCTAAGAAGTTTCGGATGCTTCTTATCGATAGCATTCGAAAGCAATGGTGTTCTACATGCCATCATAGCAGAGAGGATATCAGGTCGTTTCCTGAACGCCCTCTCAACTACGTAACATGTCAGACGGTCGCTTGCGGCACTAAGGTCAATAGTCGCAGAACCACCAAATGACGCTATACGCGCCATCTGTTGATTTTGCGTCTGATCGGATATAGCGATGGCAGACCCGATATAGGATCTGTCAAAGCCTTCGACCAGAAAGTCCTTAAGTCCCTGCTGTATCCATTGATTAGCAATGGGTTCCGATGCAATAAGCCTCGGACCCTTATGCGTCTTTGGAACGCAGATAAGCTTCGATACTGTGACCCCATCCTCAGGTGCGCTACCATCCAACATATGGTTAGTAGAAGCATGCTGATCGTAAGGAAACAGAGACTGAAGCTTAGCAGGCCAAACAGGAAAGGAATACTTGCTTCCATTCCTGGAACCATCTGAAACAGCTCCTGGTCCATGACGTCCTCTTATCTGGTGCGTTTCAAGGAACGGGAATTCACATCCGACGACGTCGAAGACTCGTTGGAGGTGAAGCCCAAAGCTTGTTCCACACTTGGTGATATCACCACATGCCCCGTCGACGTCAGCAAGTGCGCGAGCACAGGCTGTGCCATCGGCGAAACTATGGTGAGATAACCAATCAAGAGCACCAATAGGATCCTCCCAATCAAGGGTAGGCTCCGGAAGATGCTCTTCGACAGCGTAGAGATCAGAAATAGCAGCGAACTTGAAATGGTCACTGCACTCCCCTTTCAACTTTTTGAAGAGATAGCATAGCTGTCTTATCAATCCGATTGATAGGGTACACGGCTGACCTCGTAGAGTACCGTCATATTTGAACACTCTCGACATGAGCGCCCAGAAGAGTCTGGGTCTCGCGTCGTTTCCTCTACTAGTCACTAGCTTGTGAAAGCCAGGTATTGACTGATCGAGGAGTGAGCCTGCAGCAAGGGATTGTTCGAAAACTTTCCCGA